GGAAGTCATATGTTGCTGCGCCGCCTGCTCTGCCACTATTCAAGAGGAATGAATTCAAATATGCAGCTTCGAACGGCTCTATGTCCGCGCCACCAGCACCATTCATTGTACCAGCACCACGACGATAAACATCTCGCACTTCAATTATTTCTTCTGGAAGATCGTACTCGCTCTGACCCTCGATTACTTGGAGGGAGATAAACGCTTCTTCCACTGCGTTTTCACTGCGTTGACGATATTTTTCAAACGACTTCCTGATAGCCAGATCCATATGGTCAGGATCTAATTCGACATCCACCATGTCACCGCCTAATCGAAGATATATTTCTCTGATAAGTTCGTCTTTTTTCGCCATGATGAAGTCCTTATATTGTATACTAATATTTATGCGATATTGCTTGACCAATTCCGCTTTGGATTTCATGCTACAAAGTAATTTGCCGTATACCGTAACAATTGCCGGATCTGTTTGCTGTCAGAAGGAAATGATTCTCTGTATCTTTGATAAGCCGGTAACGCATCAGCAAATTTCTCTGGATTCCGCAGAGTGACCTGTGGATGCTCGGTGTTGTCAGTAATCTCATGGGCTAAATCACTAGCATATGCCATCAACTCGTGGGGGTCCCGCAGATACATGCGCATGAGATCCCGATCTGTGCCGCCATTCTTCTTTTTTTCAACGCCTTTCATGTAGCCACTGCGGTAACCGTCCAGCACATCCCCGCCCATTCGGTCATACTGCCCCCAGTGAATAGTTTCATGTGCTAGCATCTGCATTAGTATTTTTTTGAATGTTTTCGGGCCATATACTGTTTCTAGATTCTTGGCATGTAAGAATACTCGTACACTCTTGCCTTCTTTAGCGTCCCAATCTGCTGCGGCGCTGACCCACTCATTTGGGTCTTTCCGTGGGTTATGGTCCGTGATAAAGTCGATGGGCAAATCGTCATAGTTGTTGCTATTCAGAATCTCCTCAAGTTCATCGATATCATCAACATCATTGTGCTGCTTCAAGAACTCCTGATATTCGGTTAAGCTGTCGTCAATGATTTCCTCAACTTGACCGAGGAAATCATTGTCTGGACTAATACGAGCCATGATAATATTACTTAAAGACTTTTAGGATGATAATGTCTTCATTCATTCTGCCATTCATCTTGGTCTCCGTGGTTGTCAGGAAGCCAAACAGGGTAGGTAGTTTGTGCTTAGTGACCTTCTTCCAGTTTGGTAATACCTCGTCTGGCTTACGGATTGTTTTCTGTAAACTGCGCTTCTCGTCAAAGAATTGTAGAGTGGTGCCTTTAACCTGGATCGTTTGATGATCCTCAGCATGATATACACCCAGCTTGCGATTTTTACAGTTGAATACTACAACAGTCGTCGCACCAACCACATCTGCTGGATTAACACTAGCGATACCATGTTCTGGATCACTTGGCTTAAACTTCATTTTCTTAACGATATCTGCTGCCGACTTTTGTTTTACCTTACGAGCAGGACGAGCCTGGTTCTTTTCAGCACGAAGAATCTCTGTTGCTTGAATAATCCGCTTGTGGAATTCATACAGTTCCTTCTGCTGTGCTTTGGTAAGATGATTGTAGCCTTCGACCAACTGCTCTTCCATGTCAGTCAAGTTTTTCTTAGGAAGATTGAACAATTCTTCTAGTTCATTCACCTGTCCCTGGTACCACTTAACGATCCAGCGAACATGTCCTAGATTGATTTCGTTTTTGCGAAAACAGTCAAGAGGCATTTTGTCCTTGAGTGAATTTGCTTTTGGATTACGAATAAAATCGTCAATCCATTCATCAAGTTCTCCAGTTTTTTCTTCTGCTGCTTCCATTAACCGTTCTTGGATATTGGGAACATAAACGTTTTTCTTCTTGTCAGTTGATTTTGCCGCTACGACAGTCTTACTTTCGACAATCAAAGTCTCAATGTATTTGGATAATCCAGCGACATAGCCATCTGGAATAATGCTATCGTGCTCGTTGTCAAGCAACCAAGCAGTAGTTGCCCAGTGACTATACGTAGTTAGTTTCCAGCTTGGCAATTTGCTGACAGCAGTCAGAGTCTCTTTGCCATAATTCTTACTAATGTGACCTGCTAGTACGGTTCCCCACTCACGGCTTTCTACCATATAGTGAACATAATATTTGACAGTGTCCCAGCCTTTCTTGATGGGCATTGCCGACATTCCAGTTGTGCGGCGAGTCGCCCGAACTGTTTTCTTCTTCGGCTTAGCCGCTACTGATTTCTTAACTGCCATCTGATTCTCTTTCTCTGTTGCTATACATGTATTATACACCAAGGTATCTTGGTTGTCAAGCTTTATTACATAAGTTCTGGAAACATTTGCTTAACATGGTTTCTTACAATAATACTCGTGTGGTCATCTGCCGAAGGCACTTTTTCTAGAGGAGCCTCAACACCGTATGTGTAAATCTCTCCTTTAGCTACCTGTAGCAGTTGACGCTTGTTAAGCTTTTGCATTGAGTCCACAGTAATAACCTCGTTCATGACTGCGCTAACTATATAGTTAGACACATCAACGTGGGACATTGGGACATGGATTTTAGCGTTGATTCGTTTTACGCCATCTTCGTATAATTGGGCTCTCATTTGATTCTCTTTACCTATGTTTAAGACTGTTTGTTGTTACTTACTCACTTAGCATAGCAGTAAGGTGCCTTATTGTCAAGTAAAAAATTACTTTTTTTTAATTTTTATTTAACGATAAATATTAATATGTACGAGGAATAATAAATGCCACGCTTGACACTCTGGAAGCCCACAAAAACTAACGACTTTAACTTTATGGATCGAACGATTCGTGAGCAGTTTAGTATTGGAGGCACGGGCGTAAATATTCACAAATATGTCGGTCCAGCAGCACAATCTGACCAAAACGATCCTACTCAACCAACATACTACGACGGAAGAGAAGTTGATCCATTAACGGGCGAGTTTACCAACACAGATGGCATTATCAACGAAACAAATATTCAAGATTTGCTGTTCTTAGAAAATAGAGACCGCAAGTATGATCCAGATATCTATGATATGCGTGGTATATACAATGTACAAGATAATGACTTTGACCTATCACAGTTTGGTATGTTTATGTCTAACGACCAGTTTTATATGACTTTTCATATCAATGAGATGGTAGAAATCATAGGAAGAAAGCTCCTAGCAGGCGATGTTCTAGAGTTACCACATTTACGTGACGATTTAATGCTTGATGCCGGAGCAACTCCAATCAAGAAATATTATGTAGTCGCCGATGCTAGCCGTGGTGCTGAAGGATTTAGTCAAACCTGGTACTCACACATCTGGCGTGTAAAACTACAACCGATTAGTGATAGCCAAGAATACTATGATATCCTGGGTAATGCTAACAATACCGAATCACTTAAAAATGATCTAAGTACATATAAGAGCGAGTTCAACATCAGTGACGCTATCGTTGCTAGTGCGGCACAAGAGGATCCAGACGGCACCATGCTAACCGATCATTTGTATGATTATAATCACGCAACCTCCGGCGGCACGAAAAACGATACAGGCACATGGGATTACGGTGAAGCTATTCCGAGCGGCAGTGAATTTCCATCTGAACCAAATGAGGGTGATCATTTCATCCGTACTGATTTTGAACCAAATAGATTGTTTGCCCGACGTGGATCACGCTGGCATAGACTGTATGATAATGTTGCTGACAAAACATGGAGCGACAGAACATACAATGCTAGTACATACGTCTTCAATGAAGAAAATACTACTGTCGTAAATAATCAAGAATTTGACGAAAAACAAGCGATTAGTGATGTAATACTTCCTAAAGCAGATAACACAGGATAAAGATAACAAATGGCGAATAATATCACCACCGTACCGTACTTTTACGACAAGCAATTTAGGCGCTATATTCAACAATTTATGCGATTGTTTTCTGGCTTTCAATTTCTAATCAGTACTGATAATGACGGCAATCCAATATACCAAACTGTTCCTGTTCGCTACGGCGACACATCAAGAATGGCTAATCATATTCTCAAGCAAAACAGCGAGAATAAAGTCCTGACTGTTCCTATGATTAGTTGCTATATTACCAATCTAGCACAAGATTCAGAATGGAGAACATTCCCGCAGCACGAAGATAAAACTACGGTATACGAAAAGAAATTCAATGATGAAACAAAAGAGTACGAAAACGAAGTTGGCGATAGTTACACAGTAACAAGACATCAGCCTGTTCCGTATCGTTTACAAATGAATTGTGATATCTGGACAAGTAATACTGAACAAAAGTTACAAATATTAGAACAGATTTTGGTGTTGTTTAACCCAAGTGTCAATATTCATACTAACAACAACAGTCTTGACTGGAGTACACTTAGTTATGTTGAGTTAATGCAAGTTCTATGGACCAACAGAGCTATTCCACAAGGTGTAGATGATATAATCGATATTGCCAGTTTACAATTTCAAATGCCAATACTGGTTAATCCTCCTGCTAAAGTCCAGAAGAACACACTTATTCAAACTATTATTAATAATATTCATGCCGTGGATACAGGCACCGCCGACGATTTCAGTGTGGATGATTTATCTAATGTAAATTATGCGACATACCAGATTATTACTCTTGGCAATTATAAAATGAGAATTGTCACCGATAATGCTGATAACACCACGGCTGAGATTTTAAATAGTGCCGGTGGATCAACTGACGATACAGGCAATCCATTAACATGGAGCCATGTATTAGCCAATTATGGCGAATTTAGACCAAATCTTAGCCAAATAAGACTGCGCAAAACTACTGATCCAGGAGATATCTCAACAGATATTATTGGAACATTAGATACTCATCTAACCAACGGTGCCTTATTGAATGTCACGATTGATACTGATACCTTGCCAGGAAATACTCAAAATCCTATTACCACAATCGTTGATCCGCAGAATGGCACTGACTGGGCTGTAATAACAGGCGCAGCGGTCACAGGTTCTAGATATCTATTATTAGGAGATATTCCAGTTGGTCAAGCAGGATATCCAGCAGTCACCAATGACATTGTTGAATATAATGGTGCCACATGGTCCACAACGTTTGATGCCAGTGTAAATTCGGAAAGTGTTCACTATACAACCAATCTGACTACGCTAGACAAACTAAAATGGACAGGCGAACAATGGATAAATGCTTATGAGGGCACATATAACGCTGGCTATTGGAGAGTATACCTATAATGTTAATCGCAAGCGGCTGCTGTTTCTTGGCACTCGATACTGGACGAATAATGCTACAACAACGAAGCGAAACCGTAAGCCATCCGCTTACATGGAGTTTTTGGGGAGGCAAGGCAGAAAAACGTGAACGACCAATCGAAACATTATTGCGTGAATGTAGAGAAGAAATAGGTCCACTGCCAGATATTGAAAAGATTTATCCAATTCATACGTTTCTAAGTGAGGATAATAATTTCACATATCATACGTTTTGTGTTACCGTCTTTGAAGAATTTATTCCAGTGACCAACAACGAAACAGCCGGATACGCATGGACTAAGATGGGCGCATGGCCCAATCCTTTACACAGAGGAGCAAAAATAGTACTGCGTAAGCCAGATATGACCGACAAGATTAAAACAATCTGGGAAAGTAAGCGGAACCAACTTGATTTGCCAAACTGGCTAGATAGTTTCTAGGTCGACGACTTATTGTAATGTTTAATAATCGTTTTGTCAGAAATATCAGATATTCCATAAGTTTTTTGTATCATCTTATCTCTTATTGATTTCTGATTTTCAGTTAGAACAACTCTGGCAGGCTGTCTTTTAACAAATTTTTCTCTCATATAATCAAAATCTAAGCAGTTAGATAATGTAATATCATTATCGTCTTGTAAATCCATGGTAGCAGTCACACTTCCATCATATACATATTCATACAATCTAGAATTTTCAGTCTGATTTTTGCTGATTAGATCAGATATAATTTTATTTTTTAATTTATTGTTTTTAGTAAAAATATTTTGATGTAATACGTATGTCAACTGATAAGCAGAAGTCCATGACTTTTCCGGTGTGATTATATCATTAATCTCTCCAATAGATTCTCCACTGTAATGAACTACATCACAATCTAATAATTTATTGAGCGATCTGATATTGCTGGGGACCAACATTGCTGAGAAATTATAAATTTCATGATCAGTCGACCGCCGAGTAGATGGAAAAATCATCATCTCGTTATTATTTAAAATAGTATCTACATGAGTTAATATATCTTCTGTCAAATTCATCGATATATCGATCAAGAAGTAATGAGATTCTGATTCATTTATTTCGTATAATACCTCATCCAAGTTGTTTTTATTTTTAATCAGATTTACACTAGAATATTGTTCCTGATAGCGGCGAAATTTCATATCAGGATATGTTTTACCAAAAGAATAAAAATATATAGGATATGATGAACTTCTGCCGTAACTGGATATAATATTCTGCCGGACGATGTCGCCACGACGACTCACGTCCGTTGGTACTAGTAACACACTAGTCCAACTTTTAGGACGATTATTTTTCTTACTACATCGTGGAAAACTATGAATATTATGAAATTGTTCTCTTGGTGGGCGCCAGTTCCAGTTAAATGTATCTGATAAATTATTCTTATCATCTACCAACCATACATGAGTTGATTTGTCAGCATATTGGTCTACTACCGACAAGTCTGACATATCAGATGTCCGCACAATAGGAAACGTGTTGGCTCCTAGTTTTCTTTTAGTTAATTCAAACATTATATCATATCCATTTTACATGCTATCGCTCCAATATGAGCACAGCGATTGCTTAAACTTGCGTCAACATATATATTATATCCAGCAGATGTAAGCTGTTGACAAAAGTAAATATCTTCTCCGACGTAACTATTATACTCGTCGCTCCATTCGAATTTGAAGTAGGGAGTATCAATATTTTCAAAAATATCAGCTTTTATTAGTGAGATACCAAGGCCAACAGCAGCTACCGTATGTAAGCCTTCGGTTTTTTCAAGTGTGTTCTCATACGTATCTGTTTCTAAGAAAGCAACACTACGATATGGCTGTGTTCTTGTACTGTAGTTACAGGCTACCATATCCTGGTCGTGCTTTAGTAATTCATGAACTATATTAGCAGGAAATACCATATCACTGTCTAAAAATAAAATATGAGAACATTGTCTATCCAACGCAATCTGAACAAGAGTAATTCTTTGTTGAGGCAGGATACTGCCTTCTTCAAAAAATAATTCATATTCTGTATTGGTAGACGCCAATCGTGCTGTCAGTTGGCTTAAACAATAAGCAAATCTATTACTGACGGAATCACGGGTAGGAACGCATACCCCTACCTTCATTTCATCATGTCAATGGGCACTATATCTGCTGAGTTTACGCTCTTTTCCGCGTCTTGTACTACTAGGTTTAGTTCGGTTGCCAGAATAGTAGTGTCACGTACACAAGCGACAAAGTGCTTATCATCCAAGCAACTAACCCGCATTAGGGTTTCTGGATCTAATTTACCAATAGTAAGTAATTCAATTGCACTTTGTTTCGCTAAGCGCTTTGCCCAATATTCAAGTTCTACTTCTTCATTAGCAAATGACAATTGGTCACTTGAATGCTTCATTTCAATATCGTGCTTTACTGATTTTAGCATAGCGATCAGTTTACGATCACGATTCCAAAATGTCTTGCGTTTTTCATTGTAAATGTCTTCTTGGATTTGTGTATACTTGCCGGCAGGTGTAGGCAATCTGCCCAATGTAAATTGAACATATTCAAACTTCGTCATTATTTTCTCCTATGAGTTTATGGTTGTCCGCCAAAGCTGGCACTGATGCTAACAGGCTGTCCAATAGTAATACTCAATTCTGCGAATCCTAAGTTTGCCAGTGTGCGTTGCGTGCCACTGGTGTACCCATAATGGATTTGTATTTGGTTTATACTGAGTAAACTGCCTGTTGCTGGTAGTGCCATTCTTTGTCCTAGTTATTAGTTATATTATACTATATTTATTTAGCGTTGTCAAGATATTAATTATCTAATCTTCGTTTTAATTCGTCGATTTCTGCTTTTAGTTCCTTGATTGCCTCAATCATCACACCGTGAAGTTGGTCATAGTTTACTGTTTTGTATTTTGTATCATCGTCATCACCATTAATCAACGGCAAGGTAGACTCTTTAATAGCACTTGGAAGAACCATCTCTACTTCCTGAGCGATAACACCAGCAGATTTACGACCGTCGTGAGTATATGTAAATGTATAACCGTTTAGTTGTGATATTTTATCTAACGCATTATCAATCTTAACAATATCTGACTTCATGCGAATATCCGATACAGTAGCAGAATATGCTGTTACATCGCCATCAACGTGTAAATCTCCTGCGTCTGTTAGTCTCATTTCTTCAAGAGTAGCTGTATACCAGCGAATACCAATATCAGCATCATAGAAAGTATAGTCGTTGCTATTTCCTTGAGTCACATCGACATTACCAAAACGACTGTCTGGTGACAAAGACACGCCGCCGGCGTCAGCAGTTATGCCAGTACCACCCACGACACTGAATACAGTACCAACTTGAGTAATGCCAGTACCATCGGAGTATGTAGTGTTAGTATCTGTCGGAGTAGCCCAAGTAAAGGAACCATCACCATCTGCACGGAGAAATTGTGCGGTTGTACCATTTCCAACGACATTTAGCTGAGAAGCAGTCACACCGTTCGCTGTCAAAGACACACCCCCGGCGTCAGCAGTTATGCCAGTACCACCCACGACACTGAATACAGTACCAACTTGAGTAATGCCAGTACCATCGGAGTATGTAGTGTTAGTGTCTGTCCAAGGAACGTTAACCATGGCTTGATTAGCCGCGTTTAGTTGAAGCCCATAAGTTCTGCTTGCTGTTGCTGTAACGGCATTAGGAGCAGTTGCCTGGTCTGTAGTGCTGAATAGCTCAATACCACCACGCACGGTGCTGGTTGCTAACGGCAAGGAGTAGTTGTTAGCGTCAGTCGCACCAGTGTAACCGAGGTTAGCAAGAGTTAATGTTCTAGTAGCTACTGTGGCATTCGCATCAGTAACATGTCCTAGTGTGTCTGTTGTAATATTTAAATCTAAATCACTGATAACAGTAGCACCAGATAATGGACCTGTATCAATAGCAGCATCATCGCCCGGATGAGTTGGGTGTGTATAAACTGTGTTTGTATCTACTGACGAAATAGTGCCGTTAGCGGCAATAGTTACATTTGTACCGGCAGTTAGCGCAGCGACTACATTAGTAGTATCTGTTACATCAGCAAGTGCTTCGATACCATCTAGCTTTGTATTATCAGCAGTAGTGAAGTTTACTTGTGTTAATCCGCCGTCACCTACAGAATATGTTGTGTTTGTGTCTACTGACGAAATAGTGCCGTTAGCGGCAATAGTTACATTTGTACCGCCAGTTAGCGCAGCGACTACATTAGTAGTATCTGTTACATCTGCGCCTGCTTCGATACCATCTAGCTTTGAATTATCAGCAGTAGTGAAGTTTATTTGTGTTAATCCGCCGTCACCTACAGAATATGTTGTGTTTGTATCTACTGACGAAATAGTGCCGTTAGCGGCAATAGTTACATTCGTGCCACCAGTCAATGAGGCTACTACATTAGTAGTATCTGTTACATCTGCGCCTGCTTCGATACCATCTAGCTTTGAATTATCAGCAGTAGTGAAGTTTATTTGTGTTAATCCGCCGTCACCTACAGAATATGTTGTGTTTGTATAGTTGCCTGCGTTGATATCAGATGCGTTATTCAGAGTCCAATCGATATGTTCATTAGCTACGAAGCCAGATAATGTGTCGTGGTTAAGGGTAACAACACCCGTAGCTCCGTCAACAGAAGTAACCGCGTCTGTGGGAGTGGCCAATAATGTGAAATCATTCATATTATTCGCTGTGCCGCCGTTATGCATATACGTTTTAAGTTCATCTGAACGAACTACAACATCGCCCTCCTGTGTGTCTAAGGCAAGCATAGCTACCTGGCTACTAGCAGTCTGGACCGAAGTCAACGCGGTTGCTGGAAGGTTTGTCAAGTGAATAGTGCCTGCGCTCGAAGCAGCCCAGTTAACATGTTCAGCCGCCACAAAGCCAGTTAAATCATCATGGTCGAAGTCACCAGATACATACGTAGTGTTAGTATCTACTGACGAAATAGTGCCGTTAGCGGCAATAGTTACATTTGTACCACCAGTTAGCGCGGCAACCACATTAGTGGTATCTGTGACATCAGCACTTGCTTCAATTCCGCCTAGTTTAGTAAACTGAGCATCTGTAAATGCGCTTGTTTCTGCCTCATAAGCAGCCTTGATTTCTGCGCCTGTCTGGTCTGCCGTCGCAGCGGTTTCAATTCCGCCTAGTTTAGTAAACTGAGCATCAGTAAATGCGCTTGTTTCTGCCTCGTAGGCAGCTTTGATTTCAGCGCCTGTCTGGTCTGCTGTCGCAGCGGTTTCAATTCCGCCTAGTTTAGTAAACTGAGCATCAGTAAATGCGCTTGTTTCTGCCTCATAAGCAGCCTTGATTTCTGCGCCTGTCTGGTCTGCTGTCGCACTTGCTTCGATACCATCTAGCTTTGTATTATCAGCAGTAGTGAAGTTTACTTGTGTTAATCCGCCATCGCCGACAGAGTATGTGGTATTAGTATCTACTGACGAAATAGTGCCATTGGCAGCAATAGTTACATTTGTACCGCCAGTTAGCGCAGCGACTACATTAGTAGTATCAGTGACATCAGCACTTGCTTCGATACCGCCTAGTTTAGTAAACTGAGCGTCGGTGAATGCGCTTGTTTCTGCTTCATAGGCAGCCTTGATTTCAGCGCCTGTCTGGTCTGCTGTCGCACTTGCTTCAATTCCGTCCAACTTAGTAAACTGAGCATCTGTAAAGGCACTTGTTTCTGCCTCGTAAGCTGCCTTGATTTCAGCGCCTGTCTGGTCTGCTGTGGCGGCTGCTTCGATACCGCCTAGTTTAGTAAACTGAGCGTCGGTGAATGCGCTTGTCTCTGCTTCATAGGCAGCCTTGATTTCAGCGCCTGTTTGGTCTGCTGTGGCGGCTGCTTCAATGCCATCTAGTTTAGTCTTGTCAGTGCCCGTTAATAGACCAGCTAGTGATATAGTTGCTGCTGGCAACGTGGCGTTTGTTCCATCGGATGATGTAACTGTACCGTTCGATGCTGCTGTTGTGTAGCCAAGATTAGTGCTTACATTTGTTTCTTTTAGAGTATTTGCGGCGAGTTCATCGAACATCTCGTCTGTCATAACACCCCAGGCACTCGTGGTGGCGGCTGGCAATGCGGTGTTTGTGCCTGTTGAACTTTCTACTGTGAGAGAAGTGCCATTTGCTGTATTGCTAAGATTAGTTCCATCAGCACTGACCGGAGCATTGATAACGTTAGTCCAGTCAACCTTCGCATCTATTTCGCCAGTTGTGCCAGTGAATACTTCGCCCGTATTTGTTGCGTCTGGAATAAATGTAAACTTGCCAGTACTGTCGTCAAGTCCGAAGAAGCCAACTTTAGCAGTCGTGTCAAAGTAGTTGAACTCAATGCCGCGGTCTTTGTTGTCGTCAGTAGACGGAGCAGTATCGCCACCTAGTGTAAATGTTGGATCGTCAATCGTAACTGTTGTACTATTAACAGTGGTGGTTTCACCATTAATGAGTAAGTTGCCGCCAACAGTAAGGTCATTGCCAATTATTAAGTTATTAGTGCTTGGATTATAAGTCAAACCAGCATCTACTCGTCCTGCTTGAGCACCAGTTGTGTTAGGAACAAATGTGATGTATTGAGTCGCGTCCGTCGCATTTGCGGTGATGGATTGTAGTGTGTCAGTGTTTGTATCAGTTGATGAGATAGTGCCGTTAGCGGCAATAGTTACATTTGTACCGCCAGTTAGCGCAGCGACTACATTAGTGGTATCTGTTACATCAGCACTTGCTTCAATTCCGCCTAGTTTAGTAAACTGAGCATCAGTAAATGCGCTTGTTTCTGCCTCGTAGGCAGCTTTGATTTCAGCGCCAGTTTGGTCTGCGGTAGCAAGTGCTTCGATACCATCTAGCTTTGTATTATCAGCAGTAGTGAAGTTTACTTGTGTTAATCCGCCATCGCCGACAGAGTATGTGGTATTAGTATCGGTTGACGAAATAGTGCCGTTAGCGGCAATAGTTACATTTGTACCGCCAGTTAGCGCAGCGACTACATTAGTGGTATCTGTTACATCTGCGCCTGCTTCAATTCCGTCCAACTTAGTAAACTGAGCATCAGTAAATGCGCTTGTCTCTGCTTCATAGGCAGCCTTGATTTCAGCGCCTGTTTGGTCTGCTGTCGCAGCGGTTTCAATTCCGTCCAACTTAGTAAACTGAGCATCTGTAAAGGCACTTGTCTCTGCTTCGTAGGCTGCTTTGATTTCTGCGCCAGTTTGGTCTGCTGTCGCAGCGGTTTCAATTCCGTCCAACTTAGTAAACTGAGCATCAGTAAATGCGCTTGTCTCTGCTTCATAGGCAGCCTTGATTTCAGCGCCTGTTTGGTCTGCTGTCGCAGCGGTTTCAATTCCGTCCAACTTAGTAAACTGAGCATCTGTAAATGCGCTTGTTTCTGCCTCGTAAGCTGCCTTGATTTCAGCGCCTGTTTGGTCTGCTGTCGCACTTGCTTCAATTCCGTCCAACTTAGTAAACTGAGCATCAGTAAATGCGCTTGTCTCTGCTTCGTAGGCTGCTTTGATTTCAGCGCCTGTTTGGTCTGCTGTCGCACTTGCTTCGATACCGCCTAGTTTAGTAAACTGAGCGTCGGTGAATGCGCTTGTTTCTGCCTCGTAGGCAGCTTTGATTTCAGCGCCTGTTTGGTCTGCTGCCGCGCCTGCTTCAATGTTGTCTAGTTTTGTGCCATCTGTCGCTACGTCACGTCCGTCTACTGTGCCGGTAACTGTAATGTCACCAGTCGAATGTAGTCCATTTTTTACTACAAATTTCTTATCGTTTGCCATCGGTTCACTCTCCCCTGATTAAGCTGTTATGTATATTTATATAATATGATACATTATCTTTATGATAACATAACTGTTTCCGCAATCTTGTATTCTGTGCTGTTTGAGCTAGTTCCCGTGATTAATACTCTGACATTGCCAGTGTTTACATCAACGTTAAAGGAAGCTAGTGCCGCAATGCCGGTATAAACAATACCGTATTCAGTTGCGCTGGCAGTCGTGCCGTCATGTGTGATTAATAGTTCACTCATTTGTCTTTCACCACTCACCGTATCATATGCTTGTATAAGAATCTTGGCGGCACCATATATCGCCGTATCATATAATACAAGCGCGGTCTCATTAGTAGTAGCGATGACCGCAGAGCCACTATCCATTATGTAGCTTGTATCAATAGTCACGGAATCAACATTAATATTATCAGCGAGCGATAGCACTGCGGTATTGGCAATTTTGATTGCGCCGGATGTAGCGTCTACGTCAATGTCGATTCCTTCGCCACTAACAAGAGTGAGAACATCTCTAATACTACTTGCCGCTACTGTTCCCGTTTGTGCCCAAGTGAATCCAGCGTCCGTGTCTGATACCGTAAACTGACCAAAGTCTTTACTTTCGCCACCAAAAGAAAGACCTTCAAATATCTCAATTTCGTCACCAATTTCTGGTGCCACCGAGAATGTAAGTATTCCTGCGCTAAATGTATAATCCAATATTTCTTTTTGAAGAACACCATTCAGGAACATGACAGCAAAAGCTGCTGTTGTGTTGCCGGTGTCAAATACGGTTGTCGTATCATCGCCAGTGAAGGATGTACTTACATTATTAAATGCATTTTCTATACGAATCGCGTCACTAGCGGCATCTACATTAATGTTAATACCATATCCACTGACAAATTTCAATTCGCCTGTTGTATTATCTGCGGTCGCTGTTCCTGTTTCAGTCCATGTAAATCCAACGTCGGTGTCAGTTACAGTAAACTCATCAAATGCGTTTGTTGGCGCAGCATCACCAGAAATAGTGATAGTATTAGCATCAGTCCTAACAACAGTTACGTTATCTCCAGCAGCAATAAGAACATCGTCTACTACCGCGTCACTGCCAGATAATCTCAGATTGGCACCACCTGTTCCTGTTTCGGCACTAATACTATAAGTTGTATCGCTGCCGCCACCGGCTGGAATATTGACCAAGTTGCTCCAGTCAAGTTTCGCATCTATTTCGCCAGTTGTGCCACTAAACACTTCGTTTGTGTTTGTCGAATCTGGAATGAATGTAAACTTACCCGTGCTGTCGTCGAATCCGAAGAAGCCAACCTTGGCAGTCGTGTCAAAGTAATTGAACTCAATGCCGCGGTCTTTGTTGTCATCAGTGGTCGGAGCAGTATCACCGCCTAGTGTAAATATTGGATCATCAATAGTAACCGTTGTACTATTAACGGTAGTTGTAGTACCATTAACTGTAACATCGCCATCAACTCGTAATTTACCAGCAATTACAGTATCACCAGTTGCTCCAGCAATAGTTACTTCAGTGAGGGTGTCACCAAACTTAAAATCACCAGTTGCTCCAATTTGAAAACGTTGGGTGCCAGCAGTATAAAAGTCTAGTTGGTCATTATCTGTGCCAGCGCCTGCTTCAGCAACAATATATGTATCACCATCAACGTCTTTAACTCCACCAAGTGATCCCCAATTGGCTCCATCAAAACCTTCGAATGTAGCATCTGTTGTGTTATAGCGGATCATGCCTTGCGCATTTGGTGTTGGGCGTTGGGCAGTAGTGCCAACTGGAATAACTAGAGCACCAGATCCATCAATTATCATATTGTCAGTTATTACTGTTAAATTACCAGTGCCGTTTGGATCAAGTATAATATCGCCATTTATATTTGTCGTAGATATTGTATTTCCTTGGATTAAAAAGTTGCCAAGATTTAGTTCTTCAAAGTTACTACCAATTAAGCCAACATACCGTGCGCCAACGATATAAACTATTTTCCCGTTGATACCAGCTGGAAGATTGTCACCAATAAAGTTTAATACGCCACTCTGACAATCAAAGAACCATTCATCATTATTACCACTACCTGCTGGAAATAACTGTGTGCCAGTAGTTTGCGGAGCTGCTGCGGAGGCGTTATCAATATAAACTTTTACAAGATATGTTGATCCGAACTCGGCAGGAATCCAGTCTGTTAAATCTGTTTTCCACGTTCTATTAGGAGTAGCTGTTAAATCTGGAGAACATTCGATGGTCGAGTTACCAATGTCATCATAAAGCTCAACATACGCGGTTGATGCTCCTGGTCTGAGAGTAGGAATTTGGCCCGCATCTGTCCATATAGTGTCGCCTCGATTTAATAATGGACTAGCGATGCTTTCATTTGTAGCATTCTTTACACTCCCAACATCAGTCTTCGTTACGCCGTAACCTAACTTCTTAAAGAGAAAGTCAATCTTTTGTGTGTCATTAATTGCCATTATGTTATACTCAAGCCCGTTATTGTCTGATTCGTATCAAGTGCTATTCTTATTAGTGCCACATTGTTAGTCGCGTTTGTCATATTCTCTGTTCCGAGTGTCATACTGTATCCTCCTGTTAATGGAGTGCTTGCTGAAATAATATCTGCGCCTGTTACCGCACACCCATTACTGCCGTTGCCGCCGTTACCGGTATTAGCGCCAGGAACACCCGCGCCGTTATACTGAATGCCGCAATCTAGCCAGCCATTTATTGTACTCGAATCATCAATCGTGGTGCCGGGTGCTGCTATCCATACACCAGCAACTCCCGAGGCGCTTGTGATGTTAATAGTAAAGTTAGCAACAACTGTTCTGCGAAATGCGAATGTAAGATACTGTGTTCCAGTATCAGCACTTCTGTTTGGACCTACTGGAAGATAACCAGTACTGTAGTTGGTAACATTATGCTCTAACACGCCTAGTCTTATTGTTGCTTCTTTTGTGCCTACTACACCAGGATCAGCCGCTTCAGTATATACACTGTTTGTGTAGAAATTCGTTGCTCCAGGAATTGTAGGATTGTTTGTTGTATCAGCACTAAAGTCGAATACACGTACTGCGTCATCATTATAAGTTGCCCCTAGAGCATCACTTACAGCAATAGCTATTTCACTAATTCCACTTTGGGCAGACCTGTGTACTTGTATAATTTCTGATGGTGTTACATATGAACTTGAGTTATAGATATTGTGCATTCTGTGTCTAATATTTTCAACAGTTCTAACACTGCTGCTAGTAATGTTTACAGTTAAGTCACCAAGTGTATAAGGAGTTCCGTTACCAGTATTGGCATTTGGAATGCCGCCTGTTAAGAACGATGTGGCTCCATCAATTTGAGCGTATGTATAACTTTGATTACTAACCGAAGCTTGTGTTGTACCTTCTAAATTAGGACCGTGAGTAATACCGAGAACTTGTGTCATATTTCTGTATGCTTGTCCAATAAAGCGATCTACTGTTACACCACTTAGTGTAAGCGATGGGTTACCACTATTATAGTAAGGTATGCCCGAGATATATCTGTATGTTCCTGCGTTGTTTTCTGATACTGTACCTGCTGTAGCTATAGGCCCGCCAAAGATATCGTCTTTAACAAACTCAACTAAGTTAGTGTCACCTGTTGTACTATGACTAAGTTGAAAACTGTTAATACCTATTGCAATGTCTCCAGGATCAATACTTAGTTTTGCTTTAAATCCTGAATATAGTCCAGGATGGTATATACTATTATTAAAGCTAGTAGCACTGCCGTCCGCGTTTAATAAATTATAATCTTCTTCGTCTGTGATTACAAGATTACCATATGTACCAGCATCATTGCCACCAGTCAGTGTTCTTGATCCTGCTCCCAATCCGTTTATTTTGGCTTCAAGTGTTCCATTATTTGCGTCATACGCATATGTGCTCATATCTGAAGTTTCTAGTTGGAAAAATGGGGAAGATATATTGTTGTTTAGGTCAACATCGTCACCAGCTACTAAAGTTGTACCAGCTGTCAAATCTGTGGCTCCACTTGCTAGTCTTGGATTGGCTCCTTCATCGTTAGCAAACGCAATAGTTTTAGTGTTTAATCCGTCTGGAGTAGCAATGTTAGGATCATATACCTTAATCTGTTTTGTCAACGCTGTTGGGATAACTGCTGGGTCAGCAGTCGTATGTGAATCTAGTGTCAATGATGTCGTGTCTAATCCATTTCCAGTATTAGTGCCTGGTGCCCATGTGTGTTGTAATCTTGCTCCAGTTACGCCGCCTGCTACCGCATCATTCGCAACGGCATCATCAACGGATCCGTCTGCCCAATCAACACTGTAAGTAACATCCGCCATAAGCGTGTTTGTAGTGTTATTTTCTAGGTATAATGAATCGCCCTCAATAACATACAGATTGTTTCCAGTTAGCGCAGTGCCTGTTGCCAAGTCACGATACAAGTCGTAAGATGGTACTGGATCTGCTGTGTAGATAATAATATAGTTTGTTTGTGTAGATAATGCTTCACTGCCAGCACTTCCGACAGTTGCGCCATTATGATATGCTCTTACTATTACCGTAAAAGGACTATTTGCGATTGATGTATATGTGTGAGTTGGTGTGCTATCTGCTGTACCGTTTGTATTACTGCCATCACCCCAATCAATATCATAACGATTTGAATTTCCATCTACTGTTAAGTTAAGTGTTACTGTAGTTCCTTGTCCGCCACTAAGTGGTGCGCCAATAAATGATACACTACGTACAAATGTGTTGTTACGTACATTTTCTAATGATTCGTTTAATTCATCTAGTATGTCTACTACTTTATCCGTATCAGTAAATCCCAAGTATGCTCCATCAGTCCATGTACCGTCTGTTGGCGTACCAGCAGTTACTACTAGGCTATTCTCTGCGTATGTTTTTGTAAGTAAATCTTGATCAGCAATTGGCGTATACGTTGCCGCGGCTGTAATTTGACCAGTGTCTCCAATTACCATGCGTTCTGTGCCAGCAGTATAAAAATTTAATTCGTCATTGTCGTCGCCTGGTGTTGTCTCAGCACTGATGTATGTATCTTGGTCAACGTCTTTAACTCCACCAAGTGATCCCCAGGCTGTACCATCATAACCTTCAAAAGTAGTATCGTCACTGTTGTAACGCATCATGCCTTGCGCATTTGGTGTTGGGCGCTGAGCAACTGTGCCAACTGGCAATACAATGGCACCAGTACTACTGATAGTTACATTTCCAGAAACATCAAAATTACCAGTTAAATTTAATAAAGTACCATCGAATGTTAAGTTAGCACTATCTTCAATTGCTCCGTCTGTGCCAGCAAGTACAACTCTATTATCAGTTAGGTCACTAATAGTAGCACTTGTTAGTATTGTTTCGCCTGCGTCTAATGCGCCCGTATTAACTGCACCAGTTGCTGTAGTTACATCAAATGCTGTGCCTACTTGAAAAATGGTTCCGTTAAATTTAAAGTTTGCGTCATCTTCTAGCGCACCATCTGTGCCAGCAATAACAATGCGGTTATCAGTTAAGTCACTCACAATAGCGCTCGCTAATGTAGTTTTGCCAGTTACTCCGAGTGTGCCAGAGATTGTAGCATCATCGTCTATTTCAACAGTGCCGCCTGTACTATCTAGAACTAAATTTCCTGCTGTTGTATCAATCTCATTAGCTGCGGTTACTCCAAGGCGTATACTATTAATAGTAGCACTGCCTAGACCCATATTACCAAATATAGCATCTCCAGCTGTGCCACTAAACGCTTCGTTTGTGTTTATCGCATCTGGAATGAATGTAAATGCGTGTGCGCTATCATCATAACCAAAGAAGCCAGCTTTAGCAGTTGTATCAAAGTAATTGAACTCAATACCACGATCTTTGTTGTCGTCTAGAGTTGGGGCTGTGTCTCCGCCAAGTGTAAATATTGGATCATCGATAGTAACCGTTGTACTATTAACCGTGGTTGTAGTGCCATTAACTGTAACATCGCCATCAACTCGTAATTTACCAGCAATTACAGTATCACCAGTTGCGCCTTCAATAGTAAACTCAGTAAGATTATCACCAAATCCAAAGTCGCCAGTATTGCCGATTATCATGCGTTCTGTGCCAGCAGTGAAGAATCTTAATTCGTCGTTGTCGTCACCTGGTGTTGACTCAGCACTGATGTATGTATCTTGGTCACCGTCTTTAACGCCGCCAAGTGAACCCCAGGCTGTACCGTCGTAACCCTCAAATATGTTATCGGTTATGTTGAATCTTAATTGACCTGACAACGGAACAGTAGGTCGTTGTAATGTTGTGCCAGACGGAAGTTTTAATGCTCCCGGCGCATTAATAGTAATGTTTTCCAACACACTAATTTGGTCGGTTTGGTGATTGAAATTAATAGCCATTTAACACTGGTGTCCTTATTTATAGTATTTATTAAAGAAGTAACATTATTATATATTAGTAATAACCTTATATTATGTTAATCAATGATTACGCCGCCGCCATATGAAACTTTTACCGGATTCACAAAGGGTGTTTTGAATATTCTATTATGTCCACCCTGGATACTTTTTTGGTCAGACCACGAATCAGTTGGACCATCATATAATATCCCAGATGTAGCATTATTGTGAATAAATGTTTTCATTTGAGCGGGTGTCATGCCCGGATTAGCCTCTAATATCGTAGCAATCATGCCAGCCACATTAGGGGATGCCATACTGGTACCACTTATCTTCATTATCTTGTATGCGCTGTCGAGAGGACTATCAGCAGTCGAGACATTAGCGTCAGTTCCATCTGTTAAATCGCAACCGCCATTTTTGTCAGTACTTGCCACACTAGTGATGTACGTGCCAGGAGCATATATGTCAACGCCTGATCCACTACAGCTTGATTCTGCCTTGTGTTCTATACCGTTCTCGTATGTAGTATCTTGATTGCCCACACTAAATGCATCAGCACTATAAGGACTGGCTCCTCTATGATAAAATGATTGTCCAGAACCAAAATTAGCCGAGTTATTGTAATCCTGATCGCCTTCAGCAGAAATATAATAATAACTATTGCCAGCGGCAATACATACATGTACTCCTTCGTCGATTAATTCTTCTAGGTCAGTATCAACTGAACCAACACGCACGTTTATTTTTCTCGAAGATCCAAGGAAAGGAATAATTCCTGCGTTTGTCCAAACTTCAGTTGATGTACTAAAGCCAGGGTCGCCATATGTCCAAGGAGTTTCTCTATATATGCCAGACAATAAGCTACTTCTCGAACCACTGTATCCCCAACTCATATTAACAACCGTAGGACGCTTGAATCCAGTTATAGGATCTATAGGTTTATTTCTGTGCCATAATTTAATAACATCAAATACGTCAGTGATGCTTATGCCGGTACCGCCGTCTCCTGAACCTTCTAATCCTCTAACTTTTACACTGTATATAGCAGCATCTTTGGCCCAGCCCATTGTCCTGCCGGCTACCGTGCCAGCGCAATGAGATCCATGGCCATGATTGTCCCTATAATGATTAGCGTTCATTGTACCAGATAAACCACTGGCGTTATACCAATCTAGTTCCACAACTCTACTGACACCATCGGCATTAGTAAACTCGGGATGACTTACGCTTAGTCCTGAATCCTGAATAACAACATCCACTCCTTTGCCAGCAAGCGTGTATGGATAATCAGCCGTAATAATATTATTGCCTGATCCCCATAGGTCGGGACCATTAGACCCTCTGACCATTCCCCAGTTTAGGTCCGAACTTGATATTGAAGCATTTTTATCCCAGGTGCCATTCTGTACGGCAGCAGGACCGATCTCAATATCGTCACGTTGATCAGGCGGAATTTCTACACTGTGTACTCTTGGGTCGGTCGCTAATTTCTCTGCTTCATCATCCGTTAAACTATAATGTGTATTACGCATACTGCCAGGTCTTGTGTCAGCAATATCAACCACACGAGCAGGAATAGTTCCTAATCCAAATGTAGTAGTCATTTCATCACAAAATGCCTCACAGTCTACACCTTTTTTGAGACTTACAATATATTCTTTTTCAGCCATGATTTAGTCCTTAGATCAAGTTGGCCCAAGCACCATTTTCATAGCCTTGGAATTTGTTATCAGTTGTATTGTAAATCATATCGCCGTTTTGTGCGGCAAGAGCATTGCGTTCAGTAGTTGTGAAACTTGCTAATCTTAATACACTACTAGTAATGTGTACCGCATTTCCAGCAGTCAACTCTAAATTTACAGCAGCTTCAATGACAGGAGTACCTGTTCCTGATGACTGTATTATATCTGCTGTAATAGTTCCAGTCACGGTGACATTAACACTAGTTAATGTACTACTGTTCGCATCATACGATAATCCAGCATCTCCGATAATATAACCAACTAAATTATGGTCGCCCCAGCTGTAAGCAATATCCCATTCTCCAACCTTTGGGTCAGTGATGATATTCGTGCCCATATCAATATTAAATAAATTTGCGTCGAGGTCACCGCCTAATTGAGGATTTAAATCCTCAACGATATTAACACCACTGACTAGCCAGTCAGTACCATCATATTTCAATATACTACCATCGACTTTGCCAGTTGTATCAACGTTGTTAAGATCCGTGAGATTCCAGTTTTCGACTATATTCAGTCTGGTATCTAATTCATTTATATTGGTGTCCATCTCTGGGTGTGTCAGAGGACTACCTTTATTACTGCGGAGTACGATTGGCATTTTTATTTCTCACTTTGCTAAATTCTATATACATATTTATTGAATCCACACAAAAAAGCAGGGCCCGAAGGCCCTGCTAAATTTAGATATCAGATATCTATTATGTGAAGCTAAGTTGAGCTGATTGTGTCGTAATCTTAGACAAATAATCACCAGCATTACCAAGCGAAGAAGCTTGATTGCTTAGTTCAACATAACCATAACGAGTCATGAATGATACAACTGGCTCAAATGTGTTTGGATCAAGAACTGTTCCTGAAGACATTAGAGGGATGTATGGGCAATAGAATGCTGCTGCGTCTGTTTCAGTTGTGCCTTTATAGCCAACTAGAACATCATCATTTGCTGCATACTGGTTAACATAAATGCGCATAGTACCGTTTAGTGTACCAACGAATTTAGTGTTTGTAGGCGCCTCGAAAGGACCTTCAGTTGTGCGAGCAAAAGCACTAGTAGTTGCTGACTGAAGAACAGTTAGCATTGTTGGACTAACAACAGCCCAGTTACCAGCGCCACGACGAGTGCGTGCTGCGATAGTGTTAGCATTCTTGTTGATTAGAACTGCAAGTGCTGCGTGCTCATCACCAACAAAAGTAGCTGTGCCACTTACGTTTGCTTGGTTGTATACATCTGTGCCGCCAGCTAGTGCGTTTAGGCTTGAGATGACTTCTTGGTCGATTTCAGCAGTAATCTCTTGAGCAAGAGCTTGCATGATTTCTGCTTCAACGTCTAGACCGTGCATACTTTGCGCGTCTTGAGCTGATTCGAAAGTCCAACGTGCGCTGAGCTTACGAGTTTTAGCTTCAACAGTCTGCTTTAGAACTTGAATACTGAGCTTACGTCCAGCGTTACCTTCTAGGGCAGCAGTTGAGTCTGCGCGGTTAGTACCAGCGTTACCGGAATATCCAGTAGCGATAGCGAACGGGCTTAGAGCCTCATCGCCTGCTGTTGCTGAGTCAAAAGTTTCAGCATAACGTACACGTAGTGTGTGAATCTGTCCAACAGGACCACTCATTGGTTGTACACCAATGATTTCGTTAGCAATAACAGTAGGCATAACACGACGAATAACTGGAAGAATCACTTTGTTAAGTGAGGCAATGTTACCTGCAGAAGTTGCGCCTGCTGAGGCGGATTCTGTCATGTATGTCTTCGTATTCTGAAGAACTTGTTCCATTACTTTTTTCTTTGTTCCAGATAGACCATCTGTTAATGCTTCTTTGGTTGCTGACCAATTTTCAAATAGATTTGCCATTTTCGGTCTCCTTAAATTAAATACCGGCTAGTTTTCGAAGGTTTACAATGTCAGCGGAGTTATCAACTTCTGTTGACACTGCTTTATCCCCAGTGACTACTCTCGTAGATTCACTGATTACCTTCTTGGTTTGTGGTTTTTTGATATCTTCCTTCAAAACTGACGGTAGATACTTATTAAATGTTGCTTGAAGATTACCAGTAGTGGTACTCTCAAGTAAAGCATTCATAATTTCCTTTTGTTGTTTGCTTAGAGGAGACATCATTTCATTCATGATGCTTTTACGTGATGCTGTGTCCTCAGCGATGCGAGATTTGCGTGCTGATTCTTTTAACATTACGTCCTTTTTAGCAACGGCGTTGTTGGCTTCGTCTAACTTAGAACGAAGTTCGCTCATGGTTTTGTTCATTTTGGATACTTCTGTACCCTCATTCAACATACTTCCCATGAATTCCGCAGCAAACGTTTCAAAGATTTTACGTCCAAATGTGTTTTCTTTAGCAACTTGGATGTCTTCTCTTAGAGTAGTTAATTCAGTCTTGATTGTTGATTCAAGGACTGCTTCAACTTTATTTGCGGCAGTTTCTACAAACTTACGCTTAGTTTCGGCGATAGCTTTCTTGCCTTCTTTAATCATTTTGACTTTTGCTTCAACTAGTGAGCGCTTGTCATCGTGAAATTCGTTAAGCTCTTTAGTTAGCTGCTCTAGAACAAAACCCTCTAATTGGATCATATTCTTATCTTGAGCAGCACGGTCTTCGCGCAGTTCAGAAATTTCTTTGCGAAGTGTTTCCATCACGAACTCATCAAGAACAATAGAATGTTCCTTCATATGTTTGCGATATGAAACACGATCTTCTGCTAGCTGGCGCTTATCTGCTTGGAACTCATTGAGTTCTTTCGCAATTACTTCACCAATCATTGTATCCATTGCTTCTACGATATTTGTTTTGTCATTTTCATAACGTCCTGCAAATTCTTCACGTAGTTCACTGGCAATTTCTTCCCTAGCTTCAGTTAACTTAGTTTCCCAAGCTTCACTGATAGAAGTTCTAACCTCCTCGGAGAGCATACCCGATTTTAATAGTTCATCAATTGATTTATGAGCCATTTTAATCTCTCCTATACCTTAGGTCATTTATAAACGTAGTCATCTCTTCTTTGAGATAACGTTGGGCTTTTGCGTCGTGTCTAGCTGCATCGGCAACATCCATCAATACATTTCCTCTACCATGATTCATAATTCTTTCATAGATAGGATCAGGATATGCATCTGGAGCACTTGGATTAGCAACGATATCGACCGTGATGATTTCAAAATCTGAAACATAACCATTGTCATTAACGTTGCCACTACCTCTGCTTGACACGCCTAATTTAACTCCACTTTCCAATAGGGTTTTACATATATTTCCCATTGGAGTAGGTAGAATTTTAAGTTTGCCGATACCGTTATTGCCATCTGTGTCCATGGAAACAATAACATGACTTACACGATCAAGGTTGATGTTTAAGTCGTCTGGATGATCGGCTTCACCTAACACGCTGTATCCACCCTTGATCTTTTCACGAATTGCTTTTACAGCACTCTTGATTTGATCAGCTTCGTAGATACGTCCGTTCTGGTTGCGTACTTCGCCTTCAATGAATATACCTTTCATATACAGGCTCTTGCCACCGTTGCCCTCGTCGAGAGTTTCGGTAACAATGTTAGCTTGATTAAATGATAGATGTTCGTTTAATGGCGTGTACATATTACTTTGCCGCCTTTAGCAAGCTGTTGCCTTTTGTATCAGGCTTAGCTGGTTTTGCTACTGCTTTAAGTTTGATGTCGTGGTCTTGTGGACCAGTAACACCCATGTCTGCTGCAGTTGGTGCTTTTGCTTCTGTACCGACTTTTGTGTCAGTGGCATGTGCTTTTGCGCCTGTTGGGCCTTTGGTGACTGCTTTTGCGACTGGTGATTTTTTACCATCTTCGTCGCGTGCCATAGTTACACTTACTGGTTTAAGCACTGCTGCTTCACCGAATGCTTCCATTTCTGGCTCTTCAGAGTCCATGTCCATTTCGCCTTCTTCAGCGTCCATGTCCATTTCGTCTTCTGCTTCGTCGTCACCCATTAGATCAGCAAATGCTGAACGAAGTTCTGCGATTGCATCTTCAACGTTTGCTAGTGCTTCTTCTGGTTCTGCTGCGTCCATTTCGTCGCCGCCGATTTCGCCCATATCAACTGACATGTCCATTTCGCCGTCGTCCAATGATTCTTCGTCATCCATGTCTTCATCGTCATAGATTGCTTCAGCTTCGATTTCGTCTTCGTCGGATTCGATGTCGTCAGTAAAATCTGATTCCATGTCTCCGCCAAAACCTTCTTCTAGATCAGCGTCATACGTCTCATCTAGGTCTTCTTCTTGGATATCTTCTTCAACACTTTCGTCGCTCTCGCTTAGTGCTGACCACTGTGCTTTTGCTTTTTCAACAAAAACGTCATGGAGAAGGTCGCTTGCTTTGTCGCGCTCTTCATTCACAAGATATTCAAGGACTTTTACTAGTTTATTCATTTGTAAATCTCCTTAAAAATTTTTACAGGCTTACCGTTTGGTTTACATAGGTATTTAGTCTACATAGGTATTTAGTAACCAAAGCGCATTACTCTGAGAAATGGTGGTAAAAACACCACTTTTTTAGACTTCTTGTCTAAATAGGCAAATATTGTAGTTTATTCCGGAGAAGCAGCGTAAATATTACGAACTCTGACCGCTCGTGTCGAGTCTTCAACTTTACGAATAGCACGCTGTTTACGCAATCTATTAATATGCTTCAATGTCAATCTTGTTCGTCTAACATCATCCTTGTCACGATTGTGATAATCGTCTTCCTCGGCATCATAGTTTTCGGTCACAAATTCTGTACTACGCATTAGATTTCTCCTCCTGGTGCTGGTGCGTCACCTTCGGCACCGCTGATAGGCGATTCGTCTGAACCTCCCATATCGTCCATGCCATCCATATCCATTTCACCGGAATCTGGCATATCAAATCCTCTAACTCCAACACTGCCCAAGCCTGGAGCGGCATCAGGATCTGTTGTTGGATTAGATTCGTTTTCTTCTGACCATAGTCTTTCGTTTTTAAGGATCTCGTCTTCAGTTAGTCCTAGGTATTTTTCTAGTACAAAACGTTTACTCAGATATGGTGATCCTTCAAGAGATCCAAATACATTAGCACGAGCAGCATGTATCTCAATTTCTTTATATTGACTAAAGCTTTGTGGCTCTACGAATTGTAGATCAAAAACACTGGTGTCAATAGTAATGCCTCTATTTTTCAAGAATAATTTAAACTCTTTGTTGAATACTGAACCAATAATGCTCTGAAGTCTTTGGCAATATTGATTAAATCTATATTCTTGAATGAATGCTGTGCCTACTCTGCCATCTACGTGTGTAGCAGTACCATCGTCTGGTCCTGTTGGCAAATAACTGCTGGGCACTCGCAATGCTCTTAGCATTTTGTTTGTAAAGTAACGCAAGTCATCAATCTGACCTAGGTTGTCGCCGCCTGGCAATACTTCAACCTTAGATCCACGACCCTCTGCTGTTTGAGCAAAGAAATAGTCTTCCATGATTGATAGTGGATTATATGCTGCGTCCATCATACTTGTGCCGCCGCCAGTTTTGCTCGGAATACGTTTCTGATGAATTTCATTTTTAACACGCTCCACAAAACCCATGGCTTTGTTTGCTGGCATGTTACCAACGTCAACGTAAAATACACGGCGTTCTGGTGCTCGTTGTACACGATAGATAATGATACTGTCTTCAAGCAGTTCTTTTTGCTTGTATGTTTTAAAGATTGGATCAAGAATACTACTACCGAATGGATAATTACTGTCCATTCCGTCACTTAACGCTGCGTGTACCATGTGAGCAGCATCAACCGTATTTTCTTGAAGAGTGCCAGCACCGGCATTACCGCCACCGCCGCCACCATAGCCTCCAGCACTATTAAGTGTCTGTCCGCGCATCATACTATTCATTCCGCCCTGGTTGTCAGAGTGGTTCAATGGTGCAGATACTGTCTTGTTTTGCATATTAAGATTAATATTCTTAACTACGTACTGGGCTGGTTCTTTGCCCTTTGATTCATCCACAATAACTTTACTAACGTCATTGGGGTTTACGTAAAATAGTTCCCATGTTTCTGGATCACGAATAAAGAACTGGTCGCCGTATTTTGCGCAGTTGCGGAATGTTTTGAATAGGCGCTTGTCCCAGTCCTGTAGATTACACCACTGACGCAGTGATTGCTCTAAGATTCTTGATTCGCTCTCTGTAGGGTCTTCTGAATAGTTAAATGAAAACTGGAGACCTGAGGTCTCATCTTTTTGTGTGCTAAATTCACTAATGATATCTAGTGCTGCGTTGATCTCGGAATCCATATCCATCTGGTCATACTGAGCATAACGCTCAGTCCTGTTTGGCATTCCGGCATAAACTTCTGGTAGCCAAGACTGAAAACGACTAGAACTAGTCGGCTTAGCTGCGCCGGCTCCAGTGTTGTCGCCCTGATAGACGGTAAAATGTTTTTTCCATCCCATGTTGTTTTTTCTCTCTTTTTCTCTATTATTAAGTATATTTATATGGATTTATTCGGCGGTCTGGTGGCGTTAAACCTGGGTGGGTTCTCCGGACGCTCTGTCACCTGGTTTTATATAGCTGTAGCTGTTAGTAGTACTAACGGATTGAGGTCCTGGAGGTCCTTGATTGCCAAGCAAAGTCGCCAAAGCAGCAGCGATGTCAGATGGTAAGTTACTAATTTTAGTAGATAAGTTGGTAGTTGCGTCCGCAGTTTGCTTGGTATTTCGGTCTATATTAGCCTGAGTCTCAATTTCATGTGTATTAAGTCCAGTCATTTGTGCTATTATGCCAAGATAATTGTTCATCTCTTCTGTAGCATTGCCGTTAGCGTCTGTTTTGTATTGTGCGTTACGGAATCCAGTAGTTACCGCATCAACTAAATTGTTCACACTACCTGATCCATCTCCCGGACTTAAATTTAGTTGTGACATTATTCCCTTCAATGATGCCATTGCTCCAGTAGATAATGTACTAGATATTTGGGCTGTCATTCTATCTAACGTGGAAGATAACATAGATGCCTCGTTTGAGTCGCTGATTCCTGCTTTTTCCAATGCTTTTATGTAGTTTTCGTCTGTAAACTGTACTTGAGTATTAACACTATCAAGAATTGCCTTGGCGCTGTTAGCAACAGCAGCATTAGAACTCTGCGTTAATAGTATTAATTGATTCATTCTAGCATCGTCAGCTTTAATAGTCGAGAATTGGTCTTGCATTGATGTCTCGAACCATTGAGCGAATGCTCCGGGGTCCATTGTCTTCATATTATTTTTTGCTTCGTCTAATAGACCGGTTACGCCTGGTCCAAGAAGGCTAAGCATTTCAGGTGCAAATGCCATTGGATCAAATCCTGTCGCTATTGCTTGACCAAACGCATTAGTTATATCTCCACTAGGATCAAATCTACTAAGTGCTCCAGAAACACTATTAAAGTTACGATACATATCTTCGCTTGCGCCGGCTAATTTAGCACGAACATTGCTTTCGCTTAAACCAGACTGTTGAGCCGCTAGGCGTTCTCTAACATCTTGTCCAGTTACTGTTGCCATAGCCTCTTGCTGTCTAACGTTATCAGCAACACTTTCTGCCAATTTACGGTACGCAGCATCACCACGAAGAGTGACACCTACCGATGTACGTCTTGCTTCTACTTCCATAAGAATCATCTGATTGATTTCAGTCATTCCCATGCCGAAGTTGCCGAATTCTCTAAAGACTTCTTGTGTTTTTAAACTAAGCTGGGCGAATGCCATAGCACCGGCACTAGTACTGTCTCCTAGACTTTTAATAGTTTTGCCGTTCTGAACCAACATAGCAGTAAAGCCATCGAACTGCATACCAGCGTTGCCAGATGCCGCTCTTAGATCCATAAGAGAATCTCCAAAGCCTACACCAACTCTTCTACTTGTATTTAGAGCAGCGCCAAATTTCTCCAATAGTCCAACAGTTGTCCCAAGAGCGCCACCGATGGCTGCACCAATAGCTCCAGGTATAAGGCTACCAAGTGTTTGAGCAAGTTTAGCTGCTGTCATGCTTTCCAAATTAGCGAATAGGCTCTTTGCAGCATTCTCTTGTCGGGCAATGCTTGACTTCGACGCTGCCTGTTGGTCTTTTATCGTTTGACTAGAAAGTTTCGCTACGGCTCCAGCCTGTTGGCTTTGATTATTCAACGATGATCTCATTACATCTTCGAGTTGTTGTGTATTTGTGCCTGTTCTCTCAACGGCTCGGGCAATAGTATTTAGAATTTCGGTATTCTGTCTGCTGTAGTTTTGTATGCCCTGAAGAGTGCTTTCACTCGCCAAATCACCTACATCAACTGCAACCATCTGTCCGCCGATTGGTATTTGAATTGTTGGCATGTTAACTACTCACTTAATGTCATAAATACTATTATACTACAGTATTTATACAAGGTAATAATATGTCAGATAATCCACTAGAACAGTTTTATAGAACCAAAGAAATTTATATCACGTTGCCAACTGGCGGTGAGTATTTCACTGAAAAGCCAGAATTTACAGCAGATGGCGAAATTGGTATTATGCCGATGAATCTCAAGGACGAAACTCTATTGAAGATTCCAGATACTCTTTTTAATGGCGAGGCGATATATAACATCGTCAAGAGCATTGCTCCTGATATTAAAGATCCTTATGAAATAACCATACCTGACCTTGACGTTATACTGTTGGCCACTAGATCAGCAACATACGGCGGACTAATGCCATTAATGGCAGTGTGTCCACATTGTAGCAAGCAAGCCGAATATGAAATAGACCTAACAACCTTATTGTCTCAAATTATCTCTGTTAGCGCAGACAAGGAAATACAACTAGGTGATTTATTAGTCAAGGTTAAACCAAACACAGTTAAAGTAGTGACTGCTATGGGCATATCCCAAATCAAATCACACCAAATTGCTATGGAAATCAACAAAGACAATGATAATCAGGGAGTAACACCCGAAATTAGAAAAATGTTTGATGACAGTCTAAACGAAGTAGCAGCCTGTGATCTAGCGATTATAGCAGATGGTATTGACAATGTCAGATTGCCTGATGGTACAGTAGTAGAAGACTTTAGCCAAATTATGGCATGGCTTACTAACTCTAATAGCAATAATATTAGTAAAATAAGAAAATTTGCTAGTGAGCAGAATAAGAATGGTCTTCCTCAAACTGTAAACCTACAATGCCGTGACGACGAAGAATGCGGGAAAACTTTTGATACAACGCTAGACTTAAATCCAACTTTTTTTTTCACAGACAAGTAATTAGAGAATTGTCTGTAAATAAGTCTCTGAAGAAATTAATAATACGTTATGACAATGAGCGGAAGAATATCCGCAAATTAATCAGCGATATTGCTTTGTTCACTGAAGGAGCATATCAAGTTAGAGATTTATGGGCAATGCCAGGATATTATGTCACCGAAATATATCAGGGAATAATCGATAAGAATGAACGAGAGCAAGAAGCAATGAACTCAGCTAATACCACAAGTTACTAATACAATAATGTTATCTATTATCTATTATCGCAAGTTACTAATACAATAGTGTTATCTATCATTATCTGTTGAGCTAAAGCTCACCATCAACTTCGTTATCACTCAGTTGAATTTTCTTTCAATCTAATATTATAAACCATATATAATTGTTCCAATCATATTACCTATAATATAATAATAGTTTCATCTAGAATGTGTTAGTCAGACGGAACCTACTCAAAGGTTCCGTCTGAATGAGCTTCATCTGAGATGCGTCAGCCAAGACTTGGAAATAGGTGTTTGTTTATACACAAGTTCAATGGGCTCTGATCTTTCCCAACCTACATCGACATTATGTACAATATATTATACATCAACTGGGTTAATGTACATTATAGTATACAATATTCCCCTGCTTCGTTCCTAATGCAAAGGGTTTTTATGAACTATGTTGTGTTTTCCGAATGCTAACAGTCATTCTATACCAACCTATGTGCCCAATTTGTTTGATGGCTTCCTCCCGAGGGGAGTCGATCAGTATGTTACGTGTGCTTCTGTTACGAGAGCCTTTTCCACAGCGGTAATTTAAACTGGCCCGCCAACCTTAGGTGTTAGATATTTTAGCTTTTGTTTGCCTTAATTGATGCCATTGCTTTATTTCTAATCAGCCTGTCTTGTTTTGCCTGTTTGTCTGCCAGTTTTGTGTCGCATTGCCGCGTCATTGAATGAGTTGGGTCATAAGAACGCTCACGTTTTGATTGTTCTTTGCTTTGTGTATATAGTTTTTGCCAGTTTAATTTTGCCATTATATTCTCTAGTGTATTATTGTTTGTGCCTATACTATCAGCATACAGTAAATTTACCGCAGTGTCAAGTGATTCTTTTGCCAATTCTTAAAAAAGTTCAAAACTTTTAATAAATAGTAATGTAGTTCACGGAATGACAGTTCCCAACTACTCTAGACAACCCAAGGAGGATTAAATGTCCAGCAAAATATATTTATACGTAAAAACCCATAATAAAACAGGGTTAAAGTATCTAGGTAAAACAGTAAGCGATGATCCCCATACATATCAGGGTTCAGGCAAACTTTGGAAACGACATATTGCTAAGCATGGATATGACGTTATCACAGAAATTCTTTTAGTAACAGACGATAAGTTAGAGTTAAAAGAGGCAGGTATTCATTATTCAAATTTGTGGAATATAGTAGAATCAAAATCTTTTGCTAATTTAATGCCCGAAACTGGTGATGGCGGCGCTCAATCTTGGACAGAAGAATCCAGAAAAAAATTAAGCGCAGCAACCGTTGGAGTCAAAGCCACAGAGGAAGCGAAGAAAAATATGTCAGCAGCACAGCAGAGAGTGGCAAAAGAAGCTTCCGAAAGAATGAAAGAGCATTTGTCAGATCCTGATATTCGAGCAGAACATAATAAAAGATTACGTCAGAATTCTAACTACGAAAAAACTTCAAAAACAATATCAACACTCAAGTGGTGCAATGACGGCAATAGAAATTATCGCTTAGTAGATATTCCTGAGAACTATTCTCCTGGAAAATTAAAAAAATTAAAGTAAATTTCCTGATTTTCGTTGTTCGCTTAAACCTTTTTTAAGAGTTTCGGATGCTCCGATTCTTACATTTATGATGCCATTATAGTATTCGTCTGTTTCTAGAACTCCTCTGTTCACTTGTTCAATTAATTCCATGTAACTTAATTCTGATCTTGCTGTGCAATAATACAGAATTTCTCTAGTAAAATTTTCTTTGCCAAATTCGGCAACGTCATTGTTTAGATTATCGGATGAACCCCAATAGGTTCTCCAATCACTCTCAACAGTTGAGCGTCTTTTTCTTTTTTTGCCTTTTAAAGGTGGCCTAGTTTTTTTAAACTGCGCCAATTTTTTGCCAATATATTTTTTATTGTTCTGTAAATTGGTGATAAGATATACAAATCCAATCACGCCTTCTGGCATCTCGTCAACGAGTGCTTCTTGGTAAGTCCATTCCATTAAATAAGTATATATCTCTTTTTGGCAAAAACCTACTGGTTATTGGTGTATTTTCTCAATATTTCAAAAGTTTGTTCCCAGCCGTGGTCAATCTGATAATATTTCTCTGCTAACTCGCTTAGTGAAAAATCGTTTCCTCCAGAAAAACATTTGTCACCAAAGTAAATAATATCATCGTCGATTAAGTTTTTAATTTGTGCTTTATCGTTGCCTAATTTAAAAATATCAATACTTGTGTCGCCACCTATTACCGCATGTGATTCTGGAAATAACATGTTAAACTGTATAGCGACGGTATCTCTTGCGTTATGCTCGATGTCCCAGCGGACAAATCTTTTGCGTTGTTCTGTGTTACTGTTTCTGCCTACGATACTAAAATTTGCTGTGCCTGTGCGTTCTTCTATATGGTTGCCTGTGGGTTCTATGTAATTTAGATGGTCAAGTGCCTGTTCTAAAAATGAATATTCTGCCGATGATATGTGCCATGATGATTTGTGTATCTCTTTGTTGCCTTGGTATACGTGGTTGCCACTACAATGATATGCCTTAATAAATCTGTTTGTTAGTTTTTTGCCAATTTGTTCTATTGTTTTGGGTCTGTCTGAGCCTGTACACAAGTAACAGGCGTGCACACCTGTAAATTTGTGAATAAATTGTTCAAATTCTGGGTGAATAGGTTGCCGAGAGTCCGTTAGGGTACCGTCTACATCAAATACAAAACTTGTCAATTCTTTTCCTTTATCTTATATATACTACTATAGCATATAGTTAATCACTTGTCAACAGTAATATTTACCATAAACATATTATTCCATACCGCGTACGGAAATTTATTTTTTATTTCTAATTCTGCTGGGTGAATATATGATTTTCCACATCTTTCACAATCTGTTTTCTTGCGCAATCGTACTACATCGCCTGATGAAAAACAAAAGTGATCCCAAACTGAATCTTCTAGTTCATTAGGCATGGTCAGATACCTCCGTATCAACACTAAAGGTAGTAAATCCATTCTCTTTAGTCACATGTAGGATAGTGTTAACACGACCCTGAAGTTCGTCACGGTGACTAATAAGGAAAATGTTTTTATTTCTCTCACGTTCCATCTTCTTTAACACACTAAGCGAGGCATCAACTCCGTTTGTATCCATACCGCTATCAACAAGTTCGTCGATGGCTAGGAAGTTAATAGGTGTATTCATAGTCTCAAATACATCACGGAAGCTCCAGCTTAGGCCAAGAATAAGTCTGTTACGTTCGCCACGACTTAGATTGTCAAAATCCAACTCTCTGCCTAGTTCTGTGATTTCTACATTAAGATCAGACTGGAATTGTACATCGTGGGGCAATCCAAGCTTGGTAAGATAATAAGCAAGCCTGCTATTAAGATATGAGAGGTTCTGCTCAATAATACGTTTACGGATAAAGCTATCTTTGTTGGTCAATAGTTTATATAGAAAGTCCTGATGCTCTTTTGTCTTTACCAGTTCATTCATAATGTTCCAGTCAACAACGTGCATCGCTGTTTCATTCAGACTATCGATTTGGCTTTGATAGGTATCTTCCTCTAGTTCTTTATTGGCATGTTCCTTCTGTAGTCCATCTACCTGGCTTTGGTGCTCGTATGCTTGCTTTTCGGTGTTATAGTTGGTTACTGGCTGTGAGCCAAGTTCGCCAAGCTCTACGAGAGCGGCAGAATATTCTTCTTTGGACTCAATATCGGTCTTGATAAGCTCTTCACTTTCAGCAACGGCAGCACGTTTAGTTTCTAAAATCTTTTCGTGCGCATCGTCGTGAATTTCTTGACCACACGCATAACACTTATGGTCTTCTGTTGCTTTAAGGTCGGTCTTAGCTTTATCTAGTCGTTTTTGTTCTCTTGTAATGCCGCTAGATAGTTTTAGAACTTCAGCGTCAAGACTATGAATTTGCGATTTTCGTGTTAGATACTCGGACAACTGCTTGTGTGCCTCGAGTTCAACGCTGATGTCAATTTTTGATAACAGAGTTAGGGCATTTTCAATTTCTTGGAGATTTTCTTGTTTCTTTCTAGACCATATTCTCTGTCGTCTCTCCAGATCACTGATACTCTTACCGATGGTAGCATTTGAATCTTCAACTGCTTTAATTCTATATTCTTCTTCTTTAATAGCATCTTTTGTTCTCTTATGTTGTTCCTTGAGAACTTCTGCCTTCTCACTTAACATAGTGATACCAAGTAATTGCTCAATAATAGTACGCTGATCATTTGACCGCATACTAAGAAATGGTTCTGTATAGGTGTTTAACGCAACAATGTGCTTAAACATGTCATGGCTCATGCCAAATAATTTTTCGACAACTGCTTGAGTTTGACGATTTTCGCCTTGTGCTTCGTTGGAGTCTTCGTTGCTGTTAACATCTTTTTCGTCTACCAAGAAGCGAAATATATTAGGCTTCCGTCCGCGTTCGATACGATAACTAACACCATCTTTTTCAAAATCAAGTGTTACAATCATTCCCTTAGCATTTGTCTTGTTTACCAAGTTATCCTTGCGAATATTAGTTAACGCATTGCCATACATAGCATAGCTCAGAGCGTTAACAATAGTTGTTTTGCCGGTACCATTGCGGCTGCCATCTCCGCCAAGGTCAACATTGTTGCCCATAACCAGAGTTAGTCCGCTATCGGAGAATCTTACGGCTTGGGTGATATTGCCACAACTCATAAAGTTCTTTATTGTTAGGTCTTTAATAATAATCATTTGTCAAAGTTTCTCATAAGGTTTTCTTTCCAAGGTAACATTCTTAGATTTTCTATTGATGATGCTTCGGCAATACTGATTCCCTTGCTGAAGCATTCGGTGACTGGCTTAATATGATCTAGTTGCCATCCATTTTCTACTCCCATACGAGTTCTGGTGTGGTTGTCTGGATTGATGACATCTATATTATTATTATACACTATATTACTCATCTTGTAAACCATTTTCTTATAGTCTTTATATTCATCTAGGTCATAATCGGAGGGATATCTTTCGCGGTATAGAACTGGACCTTGATCTTCGCCATATTTTTCTATATAGTATTCTACAGTATTTGTATACCGCTGTCTCTCGGCCATCTTAGTATACTTTTCTAGTCCAACCTCGTCTCCGAACCGTTCACAATAACCTACTAATGTGTTTCGGTCGGATCTTTTCTGTTTTCCAGCATCCCAGATCCTCTTGCCTTCCACTTCGCCATGGCGCAATATATAGGTTTCTTCGTTCTGAATCGATAGTTTGTTTCTTTTTTCCCATGCTGTATTGGCATTATCGCCATACAGTAGAATATAATGCTCTAATGAGTTTCTCACAACACTGCCAATGGCTGATAGGTTGTTGACATAATCATGGACACCATTCCGAATCATAAGCGGAATGGTGTCATTTATTGTTCTTATAGATAATGGTGATTTTGTTCTGTTGAATACATAGTCTCCGTGGTATTCAACTAGTTGACGTAATCCTTCGTATTGATCCGGACTGACCGAATCAATCTTTTGTCGGATTGATTTTCTATTTAAGTATTCATCTATAATCTTCATAAGTCACTTTCCCCAACAACACTGTCAGTCGGTAATGTTATTTATGCGTTAATAATCATAATGTGTTATAAATGTCCACTAGTAGTTTCTTGTCAATCATTTCACTTTCAACAGCATTCAGGCTATTGTATACAATCTGGTCTACATTCTCGACTTCAAAGTCATCCATGCTAACA